TTCCTCCGGCACCGAATTCTCAACATGGAAAAAAGCAAGCCCTAAGTGAATAAAGTTGAATATATATGCGGAAAGGTGAAAAATATCAAAATAAAATATTTTTACACTTTTTTCTTGAACGTTAACGCGTAGTTCTGTATCTCATGGGATATGACACAAACAAACCCAGATACTATAACCCTTACGGAAGCGGCTAAAATACTAGGATACGCAAGCACTCGATCCGTTAAGGAACTCATAAAAGCAGGACGCTTGAGTGCTTTCAAGTTTCCTCACAGACCATCCAGAGTCGTGGTTTCTCGCAAGGAATGCCATGAGCTTTTAACTCCGGTTTTGGTTTCCCAGAGGGCAGTCGCATGAGCATCGAAACCGTAAAAATCAAAAACAAGGACTATGCCATGGTGCATAGTCGGGTAAATCATTTCCGAGCAACGTATGCCGGATATGCGATTGAGACGGACTTGATTTCATTCGATTACGACAAGGGGTTTTGCATTTGCAAAGCCATCGTTCGCGACGACAAGAGTCACATAATCGCCACCGGCATCGCCCATGAGTTCCGCGACGACCGCAGTTCTATGGTGAATAAAACGTCGTTCGTGGAAAATGCCGAGACTTCCGCCATCGGGCGAGCACTTGCTTGCCTCGGGATTGGCACGGAGGACTCGTATGCCTCGTCGTTCGAGGTCGAGAATGCGATAGCGTCATTCGACATTCCCCCAAAACTTGTCGTGGAGGACGTCAAGGAGCTGAATCAGCATGTCATTGTCGCTGATCCTTCACGGGCAGAGGAGCTGATTCCGCAGGCAGTGCCGAAATTCGGAGGACTGTTGCTTAATCAACTTAGCATGGAAGACCTTATGGAACTCAGCACGGTGGCATCGTCTGACGAGTGGAAGGGCAAGATAGCTCACGCCATGAATGCATTGGCGTCACAGTTACAGGAGTTTGAGGGAAAAGAACAAATCGACAAGGCGGATGTCGGCGGATGGACCCAGTAAAAGTAAGTAGAGCTCACGAAGAGATAGTCAAGGCAGACGAGCGAGCATGGGACGGGATTCCCAAGGCTAGCGGTTCTGACCTTTATGCCAACGCTCTTTGCGAAGGAAGGTTCTTAGCCGACCAGTCGTTTCCATCGGAAGACAATGAAGCGGCAATCATCGGGAGTCGCACCCACACCTATATGGAATTGGGTACTCCTCTTGATGAAATTGATGACGACAATGAGCGTTATGCTGTTGAGCGTGCACGGCAAATGGAAAACCGGATGCTTGAAGAATTTGGCATTATGGGGGAAGTGACTCGCGAGCCCAGAATGTGGTGCACGGAAAACGGGGAGGGAATCTTCTCGGGATGCGTAGATCGTCTGGAGGTAGATGGTCAGTCCGCCTCCATTATAGACTATAAAATGCTATACGGGGAATACGAACCCGCGATCAGAAACAAGCAACTGCAAGTCTATGCGGTATTGGTCTTCGATAAATATCCCGATGTAACAGTCTGCTACGTCGGACTGATTCAACCGCTACTAAATAAGGCAACATACGCAAAAATCCTACGCTCGGATACCGTGGAACTGAGACGGAATCTTATCGAGCTATGTAAACGAATCTCAGTTGAGGGGGCAGAGAGAAGACCGGGGCCAAAACAGTGCAAGTGGTGCACGGCTCTGGCTCACTGTCCGGAAGCTTACGAATATATAAAAAAATCTAAATGTGATGGAGATATGGAAAATGTTAGTAATGAGGAATTGGCTGAGAAAATGGGTAACGTGCCTTTGTTGGATCGTTTCAATAAGGAGATTAAGGCATTGTTGCGGAATCGTCTTGAGAAAGACATCGACATTCCTGGCTATAAGCTTCGGAGCAGTGGGAAAGTTACTACGTTCGATGCAAGAAAGGCTGGAGAAATTCTCTTCGACACCAACTTCACAGTCGAGGAGTTCCTCAAGTGCTGCACACTCAAAGAACCCCAGTTGGTTAAGGCATGGTCTGTAAAGACGGGATTGACCACGGCAGAGGCGCGTAAAGACCTAAGGCTAAGGTTGGAAAACTGCATGACGCAGAAACCAAAAGCAAAAAGCGTCACGACGGCATGACGGCAAAAATTTTAATTATGCTTTCACTGTCAGCATTCGGCGGTTGTGCCACGAAACCTACATGCGACGTGGATCACAGTTGCCCTGCGGAAGGTCATGGAAAATGCCCTTGGGGGTGCGAGCGATGAGATTTTGGATAGTATGCAACCCTCCGCGTAGCACAGCCCAGTCTCAGAGGCGGGTGGCGATGCGTGGAAAGACGCCCGTAATATACACGACCGCAAAGGGGAAACAGCAGGAAAGTGACTTCATGAGCCTGTTGCAACCCTTCGTTCCTATGAAGGCGTATGATGGTTCTTTGCGTTTAGGCATTAGTTACTGCCTACCACTTCTGAAAACCGAGAAGAAAAACATTCGGGAAAAGGGGTGGACAACCCACTCAAAACGTCCCGATGCAGATAATCTGGCGAAGCAATTTTGCGATTGTCTCGGCAAGATGAGATTCTACGAGGAGGACTCACGCATCGTGCATTTGAGTTTTAGAAAATATAGGTCTGAGAATCCCGGCATTGGTGTGGTGCTAGAGCGGGTAACGGATGAGCAGGTAGGTGACCCACGGCAGTTTCTGCCCGATGGCGCCAATTCCATAGGTGTGGCATGGGAAGAATTACAATAAACGTATCCGACGAGTTGGAATCTCGGATAAACGCCCTCGCCCTTGAGCTTGGGTCGAAGAGCGCGGTATTCTTGGCGGCACTGTCGGTATATCGCACAGATATACCCATGGGCAAAAAGAAGGCGAAAGCCTCCCCGAAGAAGAAACCCACGGAAACCAAGCTCGGCACAGGAAACCGACCAAAGGGCATTAAGGAAGTGGAAGAGTTCTTTCGGGGCAGGGGAGTGCCGGAACCGGTCGCCCCTAAGGCTAAATTGTTTTTCGACCACTACGAGTCGGTCGGATGGAGGGTTGGCAATAGGGTGGTCACTAATTGGGGCGCATGCCTCACGACATGGCAACAGAATCACGGGGATTGGCGACCAATTCCCCAAACTAACGATAAGATCAAGGTGTCCATGGATGCATTCCTAAAATGGGAAAAAAAGGAGCATCCCGAGTGGTACGCCAAGCATAGACTAATAGAAAACATAGGAGAGGTGGATGAGTTTTACATTGAGCAATACCGAAACAACAATTCGTGACGCGGATGCCGAGCGGGGTTTAATCTCGGCGGTATGCAAAAATCCGGATGCGCTCGCAGAGTGCATGGAAGCAGGGGTAACTGACGACTGGTTCGCCGTACCCCTCCATCAAAACATCTGGGAGGTTATTCGAAAATTCGACGTCACCGGATCAACCACTCTCGATCTGGATGTGATATTGGCGTTCGGGGACGAGGACAGGCATTCCGTGCAGACAGTAATGGACTCGAATGAAACGGGTGTCCAGTACAAGCCATTTTTACTCAAGGTGCGAGACACATGGCGCAGAAGGAAGATTTTGGGAATCGGACTAAAGCTCCAAGAGGCGGCAAGGTCGCCTGAGTTTGAGACGGCAGATCAGATCGTGGAAATTGCCGATAGGGATTTCACGGCTATGACAATGGAGGATGCCGTAACTCTGGAAGCGAGTCGCGAGGTGGTGGAGCGGACATGGAATAACCTCAAAATCCGACAGGAGTCCGGAAGTGTGGACGGCATACCTAGCGGATTATCGAGGTTGGACTCATACACCCACGGATTTCGCCCCGGCGACGTGTGCGTTGTCGCAGCCCGAACTTCCGTCGGAAAGACTGCATTTTCAATCGAACTCGCCCTTGGGGCACTCAAGGCAAAGAAGTCGGTATTGTATTTCTCTCTGGAAATGACCAACGATCAAGTGATGGAGAGAATGATCGCGAATTATTCGGGAATCCCAATCGTACAGGTGGTAGACAAGACGCTGAACGATACACAGCAACTAACACTTACCGAATCTCGGAGATGGCTAGCTAACGCCCCGCTGATGATGGATGACAACGGCAGTATAACCGTCAGCGGAATACGAGCCAAAGCTAGGAAGCAGGCGAGGAAGGGTTTGGGAATGATAATAATAGACTACGCCCAACTCATTCGCCCCGAAGACCCAAGGGTGCCACGCGAACAGCAGGTCGCTACGGTGTCCAAGGCAATCAAGGCATTAGCCAAGGAACTCAAGGTGCCGATTATCATGCTCGCCCAACTCAGAAGATCCGCTGACGAGGCAAACCGTATGCCGAGACTCTCAGACCTGCGCGAGTCCGGCTCGTTGGAGCAGGACGCCGACATCGTAATGATGATCTGGAGAAAAGACGATGACCCCGCAAAGACACGAGTTTCCATAGCCAAGCAACGGCAAGGGCGATGCGGAACCGTCGAGGTGGAATTTAAGCCTTCTATACAAAAATTCATGCCGGCAAAACTGCTGTCATGACGACTACAAACCAATAAGAACAAAGATCATGAGTCTAGGAATAGCAAAAACCATACTGGTCGGGCGCCTCACGCGCGATCCAGAAACTAAAAACGTAGGTGACACCACCCTTGCCAGTTTCGGCATCGCGGTAAACCGCAGAACAAAGCAAGGCGACGTCGCAGATTTCTTCGACGTTGATGCGTGGAGAAAGCTCGGAGAGTTCATCGGGGAGAAGGCAAAGAAGGGTGACATGGTTTACCTTGAGTGCTCGACTCGCCAAGATTCGTTCGAGGACAAGCAAGGGCAACGCCGCACGAAAACTAAATTCGATGCAAACGAGTTCAGGTTTCTACCGAGCGGGCGCGCCCAAGTCGATGGGAGCTCCACAGGTGGCGTAGCCACCTCCGCTAAAACTGCAGAACCATTCTAAGTAACCTAATATATTAAGTCATGGCTGAAGACACAGAAGAATCGCAAGACGAGAAGATCGTCGAAATGGAAACGCCCGAAGGGGGACAACAGGAGGAATTGACCACAGATCAGAAGATCGACGCTATTATCCAGCAGGCAGCATCGGTTCAAGCGTTGCACAATCTCGGTTCGGGATTGGGTAAGCAGATCGAGAATCTTGCACTCCGCATGGAGAGGTTAGAGGCGAAGGAGATGGACTACTCCCAGCAATTCATAAATCGGATCGTAGAGGGGACTATATCCAGAATGAAAGAGGAACTGGAGAAGAAGTCCGAGGAGTCCGAGGAGTCCGAGGAGTCCGAGGAGTCCGAGTAATTTGCTAGTGCGGTAATTAGCAGTGAGGAGGAGGGGGCGAGGGTCACTAGCCTGAGCCCCCTCCATCATTATGGATCTAGGAGAATTCGCATGGTCATCCAAAAAGCTCATAGGCTTGGGCGAGGACGTTGAGGCGGGATGCCAACGGTTCTGGTCTAAGAACCAGCTTGCGGGATACGACAAGGACGGAAACCCAATACGGACCAAAATGGCAAGGGAAAGACCAACGGGGAAGGATATTTTCCATGACTGGAATACAACATCTGGAGGCGGAGAGGTATTTAGTAACAAGCCTAAGAAACCCGGACAATATTCATCTGGTGGATATGGAGGAGTTTGATGGCTACGGAGAGTGCTCATGCGAGTACTGGACATTCAATTTGGGTCCTAAACTGAAGGTGGGAAAACAGCCCATGAAGAGGTGTAGGCACATACGAGCAGTTATGAATCATGTTAGAGAGAGTAAGGAGACACTACGGGATGGAACTTGAAAGAATGAGAATACCCAAGTTGATTGGGTTAACGGGGCCAAAGGGGGTAGGGAAGAGCACCTATGCCTGCAAGCTGACTGGTTTTTGGGGGGAAGTAATGAGTTTTGCGGAACCTTTGCGCCAAATGGCAGAGCAGATAGTTCCTCGTGACTACCTAACGAACAAAAAGGAAGAGGTTGTTCCTTGGCTGGGGGTTACCGGGAGGCAGATTTTACAGACCTTGGGTACGGAATGGGGACGCGCCCTCGACTCTCAGATATGGGTGAAAATTGCGGAATCCGATTTGGCTAAGAACGACAGCAGTCCGATCATATTCGACGACGTACGGTTTCCCAACGAGGCGGAAATGATAAGGAGGAGGGGTGGGCAGGTTTGGCGCCTCACGCGCGCGGGCGTAGTATCAGATGATACTCACTCTTCGGAAAACGGCATTCCCGATGAATTGGTGGACAGGACTATAAACATAGAAGAGGTATGAAGTATTACATTCAGTACATGATATACGGTGGGTTGTTCCTGCTAGCGGTTATGACGTGGATGTACATGGCATTTTGCATATTCGTGGCAATAATGCAGGGGGGCGCCCGTTAGTATAGTTCTGATAAACCTCTCCCCGGAGGAGTGCGAGTTATCGGAAATCTTGGGGAAGGGGAGAAGGAGGATCGGCAATGCGACCGGTGACTTCGACTTGCTCGTGGACAAGGACAGGTTTATGCAACACGAGATACAGGGTGTTGCGGCCGAAGTGGCATTCGCCAAGTATTACAATCTTTATCCGCCGATGGATATTGGGATGAAGCCTGGAAGTGCTGATTTCATAGTCGGCGGAAGGTCAATCGACGTAAAGCAGAGCAAGTATGGGGACGCTCGGCTTATAGTCCCGCCATACAAACTGGAAAGCAATAGAAGTTGCGATAGTTATGTGCTGGTGACGGGAGAAATGCCCTCCATGCGAATGATGGGGTACGCAAGGAAGGAAGACTTGTGTAACCCAAAAAATCTGGTAACTTTGCGAAGTTTGGTGTATGCTCTTAGTATTGAACAGTTAAGACCAATGCCAAAACCAGCAAAGCAATGAGCGCAATAACACTAGAAGTGGACTTGGAAGAACCCATCTCCATGCAGGATGAATTGCTTCAATTGCGAGCATGGGAGGAATCCAAAGCTCGCGAAGCCTTACTCGCCAATGTAGCACATCTGCAGGCGCAGGCAAGGCTGAATGAAGCGGTAAGAAGCATGACGCTTTCATTCTGCGAGGACGACGAGTTGTAATCAGTCCAGATAGCCTTCGTGGCGAGCCCATTTGGGATACTCGTGTATCCTTATGTGGCACACTCGGCACACAGCCATCCACGTATCCACGTCCAGATAGTATTTTCCCCTACCTTTTTTATGGTGAACGTCTTCGCTGAAAGCCCCTCGGCAACATTGACAGGTCTGCTGTTCGTCCAAGAACTTTCTTCTTTCCGACGAGTAGAGCGCACCTTCTTTTCTCCTTCGAGCGCTCACTCTTCTTAATGGACTTTTTCTTCTTAGACTTTTTTTTCTTCTTAGCGGGGTACGCTTCATTGTTGTTTATGATTACGTGGAAGGAGTTGACTGGGCCGGAGTTTATCCGAATGATGGTTTCTAAATCCCACATGGCACTTTCTCAAAAAGGGTGTATGACCTTAAGTGGGGCATTGCGGCAAAAGCGAACGACGGGCCGTAGTCCTCGAAAAACAGAAAGGTTTTCCAGTGGAACCTCGGTCCTTTGGCTATGACAATGATGCCGCCTTTTTCCGTCTCGAGTATATGCTTGTGGTACCCCTCTTCTTGGAGTCCCACTCCTTCTTGTGCCAGTCGTTCCATTCCTTACACAATAGCACGCAATCCTCATGGTTGTCAGCTTCCAAGCCTATGTTGGGCAAACTTCCCTTTGATAATCGACAACCAACAGGCGCATCTCCCATCAACTCGCTGTAAAACCGCACAAACCATGTATTTTGTACCTTTTTTGGCACAAATTCCTGCAAATAGTCAGATTCCATCTCTGAATAGTTCGACTTCGGGGATGTCCCTATAAATGCGTTCCGTCTGTTCCTTGCTGAAATAGTGCCACCACGGCTTGCGTTCCTTGGTGGATTCATGGGGATTTCTCCCAAGAGCAGGGATTGGCTTAACGCCAACCCTGTGCAAAAGATCGTACAATTGCGGTTCCAACTGCTCGTACCGTAGCTTGAAGTCAACGTAGTCGTGCTCAAACTGCTTTGGGCGAACGCAGTAAAATCTTACGTACCTTTCCACTAGTTCGGCCTTCGAGGGGGAGTCCTTGATGACCTTGCCTACGTAAGCCAGACGAGCAATCTGGCTCGCGATTATCTCTCTTGGGTCGCGAATTACCGCGAACCTAACATATCCACGTGCGGGTAACTGACCATTGGCGATGCCTTCCTCATGGGTCATGTGGTGTTTGCCCACACTCTC